GCGCCGCAGATATTATGGAGCGTGCACTCTATACTATGGAAGAGAATACTCTGGAGGACGAATTCCGCTTGTTACTGCAAGTGCATGACTCGGCTGTCGCGGAAGTAAGGGAAGATAAAGTAGACTATTATAAAAATTTAATGAGGGATACTATGACTAACGTAACAATGTTTGACGGTAATAAATTTCCTGTCACTTTTGCAGTTGACGTACATACCTGGGGGAGCTAACTTTGAAATTACTTGCAGTCGACCCAGGGGAGGGCCGAAATAAAAAAACTATCGGGGTAGCAATTCTCGATAGCGATAGAGATTCTGTAGTGTCTGTAGACCAATTTGATATGGAGGAATTTATTTCGTATTTAGAACAATTAGAACATATTGACGTAGTAGTTCACGAGGATTACCGTATTAGAAAAAATAGAGCGACCCACCATATCGGCAGTAGAGTTGAAACAGTACAATGCATTGGAGCTTTACGTTCGTGGTGTACTAGAAACGGAATACCTCTATACAAACAAGAATCATATATTCTTCCTACTGCTGAAAAATTTTTTAACATGAAACTTCCATCTAACCATGATCAATCTCATTATGTATCTGCGTTGTTACACGGAATGTTTTATTTAAATAAGCTAGGCTTATGGAAAACCTACCTAGAGAGGGAGTTCCTTGAAAGCGGAGAATAAATCTGTCAGAGCGGCACAAAAACTGGCTGCTATGCTAGCATCAGTTGGCAAGGATATTAAAGTAGACCCTAAGGAGATTAAACAGGAACTTAGGCTACAAAAAAGCACCCCCTCCGAATACTTACTAGAGGGGGTGCTTTTATACTTACATAGACCACAGCACTTTGTACTACGTGAGTGTAAGAGATGCGGAAGCCCATATAGGACGAACTATACATACGTAGCATACTGTTCTGATCTATGTAGAGCTAAGGCATTACAAGAACTAGGCGTACCGTATGATATGCACGCAAATAATTGGGGTCAGTACGAACCACCTATTGTTCTAACAGGTAATGTACTTAAGGCGTTACCGCTACTAGAAAAACCTCTCCGCATAAAACAAACTCTTCCGTCTGAGACTTCTGTGGATGTAGTAAATTCAGTAACGAATCCGAAATTAGAGGAAGACCATACACAAGAAGACCCTCTTCAACAGCATATTGAAGAAGCTCCTTTACAACCTGTGGATTCCTCCGAAGATTGGATCTTTGATTTTTAGTAATACCGCCCCATATACCCCATTCATCGTATAACACCCCTACTGCTAAACACTGTTTTTGTACCGGACAAGATTTGCATGTTTTTCTGTAGGGTGCATCGTTTCGTACCCTACCTCTACCCTCAGGGTAGAAATCTTGTTCATTCATCCCTATGCAAGCGGCCCGTGACTGCCAAGTAGGCTCCATGTGAGTCATACTAGCAGTCACGGGCCGCTTCTGTCTATACCAGAAATACGCCCTTAGTGCTTCGTAAATGACGCATTGTCCGGATTGCCTACCTTTTTAGCGGCTAATCCTTTAAGTAAACTTAGCGCAGGGATGATAAGAATTACCCAAGTATTATTAATATCACTTAGAGATTCAATCAAAACACTAAGTGTAGCCACTACTGCGGACCAAAAAATTAGTTCTAGAAGAGACTTACCATACTTACTATTCCAGAACCGCGACACTGCATTAGCTAGAGTGTCCACTCTCTGTTGCGTCATAGCATTTCCTTATCTAGTATTTGTCGCTAAAACTATACCTAGTAGGGCTGTAATAATGATACCTACTACTAGGCGAACTGCCCACGTACGGTCAGAAGCGATTCCATCTACGATAGCTTTATAAGCTAAAAATTCCACCCGAGTAACGTAGTGTTCGCTAATTTGACGTTCAATTTTATCAAATTCTTGTGTTACATGCTCTTTTAATTCACGAAATTCCCTATCTCTTTGATCTAAGATAGCTTCAGTATATCGTCTAAATTCTTCCATGTCCGTCTTACGTCTTGCCGACATATTAAAGCCCCATTTTTTTGAGGATGTCGTAGGCATAGGCGGATATAGAAGGAAACGCCTTTCCGGATGCTCGTTGTTCCTGATTGAATCCAACGCCATGTGACTTAACCCACTTTCGCGCTGTGCCCTCTCCGGCATACCAGGCAACAGCGGCCCCAGCGGGCCCATATTTATTGTAGTAATTACGTAAATAATGTTGAGCGATTTGATCTTGAAGTTTAGGAGAGTTAAGGTATTGTTCAGGTGTGATACTACGACCCAGTACTGTTTTACTCCATGAAGGGATATTACTAGCCATTACCTGATACGCACCATAGGCGCGGTTACCTTTACTGCCTACAGGTACACCTTTAACACCGTACCTACCGCCTGACTCTTTTTTGATAATGGCCTGTACAAAATTATCAAATGTATTTTGACCTTTACCGTTTCCAGTAAACTTGTATGTAGAGGAGCTACCACCTCCTTGTCCTCCGGCATAGTTAGCCTGGCTTTGCTGCTGAGATAGGCGCCCTAATGTACCATTAAAACTATTAGCACGGTTTTGAGCTTCTAGTGATCGCTGTTGTGCGTAATAGTTTTGCATACTGTTAGTACTATCATTACCCCAGTCATCAACCTGTGCCAGTCTACGCCTTATTGCTTCTTTATAACCATCTCCCGTAAAGTTATCCGCCACCATTATACCCCTTAATCAATTTGTCAAGGAGTTCTTTCTCCGCGATTGTGGTATAATTCGGTTTAGTATAGTCCCTAACACCTAGACCTGTCAACATATTCATAAGCGCTTGAGAGTCTATTCCATCTGGGCTATATCCTTTAGCTACATCTCTTTGTGGCTGAGTAAAACCACTAGACACAGAACGGTTAGATACATTGGAAAGATAATTAACTCCAGGGATTTGACTGTCTACATAATCAGTTTTATCCTTGATAGACGTACCTGTGCCTAGTTGTTGTCCGGTTAGCAATTCTAGTGGAATTCTCGCAACAGGTGTTAGTCCACCTGCAAGGGTATTCTGAGGGTTCTCCCCTCCATAAGAACCCATAATATCTGAGAAAGGGTCTCCAGGATTCATTCCATATTGACGGCTATCCAATACGCCCATACCAGGAATATCACCTAGTTGTCCCTTCCACTGCGGTCCTAGAATATTATCCTTGATAAACGAGGGATACAGTCCATCTTCTGGGAAAGGGTCTCCCAAAGATTCAGGATCAATCCCATTCGCTACAGCCAAGGCATACATAGCTTTAGGTACAGCCAGCACACGGCCCGGTCGCTTAACAGATGCCTCAACTACAAGTGGAATGGCCTTACGCATCCAGCTGTAGAACAAGATACTTCTACGCATAACCATACGCTCGGTTCTAGTTAGGTCCGAGCCGTCTGGGTGCCATTTACGTACCTCAGCTGCTGCAATTGAAGCAGCCTCATCTACATTAGAATATTTACCTTTTTGAAGAATATCAATAAAGTGTGCCATCCTAACAAAGTGGTCACGGGACTGCGAGATATTAGCGGCTACCTTTTGAACGTTACCGCCAAAGGGTTTAGTCCAGCCAGCAAATCGTCCAAAATCTTGTAGGTTATTGATAGAGATATCTTCAAGAGTACGGTAATCAGGAAGAAGACCCTTATCAAACGCAAGACGCCACAGTCTATCGTCATCTAGAGCCACCCTCTTACCATTAATATTGGTAATAACTTTAGCTGTGAACTCCTGACCATCTGATTTTGAAATACCTTCATGTAATGCTTTTAGTCCGTCCCAGTCATTATACATCTTAGACCGGGTACTCATAACCTTAATAGCCTTACGATATACGTTAGGGTTAGTCACTCCTGCCATGTACGCTAGTGACAGGTCACCTACCATATTTCGTACATGGTGACCTGGACGATAAATTGTCAATCCTGCTTTAAAAGCGTGCAGGATACTATCATATTTTCTTACAATATTAGCTATATTACCTTTACCTAAACCGGTAGAGCTATCATTAATAAACTTACCCATATTAGCGAACTGTTTCGCAACATCTTTAGGATAATACAATGATTTATCTAAGAAGTCGAATAAGGGATTAGTTCCTGCGTTATCTACCAGTTTTACATATCCAGGCTTAACTTCACTAATACCGAAGTTATGAGAGAAACTTCTACCCAGTGTCGCTTCTGTCGCGGATTTCTGTACCGCAGCGTGTACTTTATCAAGTAAATCTAAAGGGTCTTTAACGTCTTCCCATGCTCGCCATCCGTTAGCTTGATCGACCAATGAGTTATCAGTTTCAAACCTGTACTTTGGGTGAACTCCAAAGTAGTCCAATGTCTTATTAATATGGGCTGTGAACAGCCCATTTCTCGTAGCCATACCTGCGCGAGAGGATTCACTTAAACCTCCAAATAGCATTCCAATGCTATTTTCCATAGCACCCTGTACTTGCTGTAATACAGGGTCAGTAGCTTTAACACCTTGTTGCACATTTCTAAAAGCTTCTTGTATGAACCTAGATGCATCTGGGCCGGCATTATCTTTAGCTAGTCTAAATGTACCTTGCATCAAGTTACGATGTACCGTAGCAATGCTTTGTGCATGATTAACCTCATTCAGCAATGCTTTATGTAAATATTCCTGGCCGTACGCAGGAACAAATGTTCGTCCCATAACATCTACAGCTTTAAATGCTTTATCTAGAAGAGGGCTATTAGATCTATAAATACCATTAATAATTTGAGCCCCGTACACATCTCCTAGATCAACTACTTCATCAGGTGATAGTATAGTCATTGCTTCTGTCGCCCTTGATTCTTGCTGCTTTACTGCTTCTTTAGGCACTTCTGCCTTAGGCACTTCTGTAATTTTCTTAGTTAAAGCAGCTTCTGCAAAATCACCTGGGGGAATACTCTCGGCTAATCTCGCATCAACTAGATCTTTCGTTACCGCGACAGCTGGGTCCGGCGCACCACTCTTAGTAGCTTTAACTGCTAGACCTTTTGATCGATCCATAAGCTCAGTTAGAGCATCAGCCACAGATACATCTGGATTGGCATATGCTTCAATAACTCTATTAATTACTTCGTCACTCATAGATTTTACAGATTCACCCATTTTAATGCTATCCTGGGCATAGTTAATCTGTACACGTCTCATAAGCTCAGGGGCTGCGTCGTCAAACATCTTGTGCACAGCGGTGGCTTTGGCTTTAGCATCTTTAAACTTAGAAATACCAGGGTCGTGTTCAATGATGGACCTGATTGCCTGTGAGGCGATCTTAGGGTTAGCAGATCCTGTTTTAATTTTTACAGTAATATCTGCAATCTGTAATGCAGACTCTGGGCTAATGCTAGGAAGAGATGACCCTGGTGGGTTGAAAAAATACTTCTTAACATTCTCTTTAGGTAGAGACTCCAATACATCCAACAAGGAAATATTGGTACCCGACTCATCCACTCCTGCAATAAATCTAACACCTTTAGATTTAAGCGCAGCTTCACTAAGCCTAAGAGCGTTAATTACCTCTGTGTACATTACGTCAGTACGTAGCCTATACGCCGCAGATTTCTGTGCTCTAGTTAGGTTCTTAGGTACAAGATTTCTAGCCGATGACCTTCTGAGAAAAGCCTTCCACATAGTGTACTGAGATTTTGCATTCCATCCATGTAGGTTTCTACCTAGACCTTCTCCCATCTGAGAGTGGGTCCTTTTTGTTTGTTTAATTGTTGTTAGGAAGGGGTATTTATCTAGCATTTGCGGAGTTACAAGCTCTTTAATGACTGTAGCAGGTAAAACTTCCGCAACATCTTTCAAAATATTGGCAGAAATTTCTGGTGTAGATTTAGCAATAGCAGCTAGGTCACCTTCTGCTACTTTCTCAATAAGCTTATCTGCCGGAACAACAGTATCCCAAGGAGAAGGTGTAATAGTTTTAGTACGCTCTACTTTAGTAGTCTTAGGAGTATCCGGCTTTGAAACATCTTTAGATACAATTCTAGGAGAGTTTACTTTAACTTCCCCTACCTTATTTAAAATAGAAGTAGCTTTAGCTTTTAATTCTTTTAGCGAAGCGGTCCCAGTAATTTGTAGAATTTTGTTAATAGAAGCTTGAGGGATAAGACCATTTTCTGCGGCCTGAATAAGGTCGTCTAAAGTTGCAAAATCTTTAACAACAGTCTTTGTATTAAGCTCGATCAATCTCTTATCAAAAGAAGCTCTAGTTTTAGCGTTGCGAAGATATTTAATATCTTCCGAGGATAGAATATGACTATACTTCATAGCCCAACGTAAAGCTTCGCCCTGTACTAAACGTTTTTCTACTGTTTTTGTACCAGATGTAACTTCCTCGTATACTGTTTTACTGACTGTTTTAGTAACAGGTTTCGTAGTGTGACCGAAGATAAAAGCGTCATCTACTTGCCTGGGAGCAATGCCTAGATCAGTCATGTATTGCTGGATACTTACTTTTTGACCTTTAGAGTTATTCAAATATACAGTATGTAAATCAGCTTGGCTATAAAGGGGAAGTGTACTATCCCCTTCCCTAGCGATTTTTCCTTCTTTAAGAAGCTGAGCAGCTTGAGATACTGTTAGCCCCGCAACAGGCATCCTGCCATCTTGTTTGCCTTGTAGGGGCATAATTTCTGGCATATCAGAAGTATCTTTAACCAAGTACCTGCGCTTAGCCTCAGCGTCAAAAATCTTATTCACTTTAGCAGCTTCTTCTTTACCTAATTTAGCAGTAGCCAGTAGGCTATCCACTCTATATTTAGTTCCACTTACATTAATCTCTAACTGAGGGTGCTGCATAATAGCCATTTTAGTTGCACGAAGTTCAGCTAATTTACTGGCTTGTGCCTCTGTAGTAGCTACGGGGACATTCTCTACTACTGTAGATTCTACTGTTTTAGGTACTGTAGTTTTGACCGGCTCAGTAACTGTTTTCCATGGAGGATCAATAATGATCCCCTGAGGGCGTAAATAACTCGGAACACCCGTCAATGACGATGCAATAGTATCTGCATTCATTGTATCTACGAATTTATGGGCATCAGCTAGCCTATAGGTACCTGTGGAGCCTGCTACGAAAGTATTAGGACTTTTTCCTTCTAGGGCTAGCCTAGGTACAGAAGTACCTAGCTCTCTACCGGTACTATTTAACTCACTTTGAGGACCAGGTGTCACTCGTTGTGTACCTGTTTTAAGGGTAGCGTCTACAGGTGACGTTCCTTCATACCTTTTAGGTACTACCGAAAAGGATTGAACAGCTTCCCCTACGTCTTTAGTACCTTCAATACCTCTGATAGACTCCGTTACTCTTTTAGCACCTTTAAGAGGCGATGACCCCACTAAGTTAGCAGGATCTAGGTTCATATCTAGGATGAACCCCAGAGCAGCTGCTTGTTTATCCCCGATAGCAGGGTTTTTATTTTGTAAGACTTGAGAGTAAGACATTTTGCTCTTACCTTTAAATCCCTCTAAAGCAGCATCTACTGCACTATCATCTGTTTTAAGCGTGTTAGCAGCACTAGCAGAAGCGTATAAAGGGCGCGACAGCAGGTCAACTGCACGTCTTCCTACAGTTTTATCATCTGGTGAAGTGGCGGACATTAAGTACGACCCCAACACCGGAATAGCCATTAACCAGTTCCGTTTGGGGGTATACCATGAAGAGTTCTTCTTGTTATTTTCTTCTGGTGGAGCTTCTGTTGCTATCGGTGGTACGTAAGCCAGCATAGCTTCAAGAGCTAAGTCTTTTGCTGTCTTATGTGTAGGGGCCTGACCGGCTCCGGTTTGCACATGAGCAGTAGTACTAAGCAAAATTCTTTGCTTAGTTACTGCACGGAGCCGTGCAACCTGTTGATCAAATGTAGTTGTCACGGCTTACTCCTTACTGGTTCTGTTGTAGGTACTGCAAATAACTAGGTTGACGAGGATTAATTTCGTTATATGCCATTGCAGCTAATGCCTGTAGCTGTGCAGGAGGAATTCCAAGATTACGCTTGGCATTTTCATCCGCCACTGCTTTCACAAAATCAAAAGCATTTTGGAAATCACTGCGTTGCCCAACATCCATAATTAAATTAACTGCTGGTGCCGCCCCTTGGGGGCCTACCACTTCATTAGCCCTAGCATACACCCGATCTACCGGGCCCATCTGGGCCCACTCTTGAGAACTAGTACCGGATGTTTGAGCTTTAGCCGCATCTTGTTCTTGTTGGTATTGACGGTCTTGCTGTTTCTGGTAGCTATCTACTAACAGATTAGCCTGTTGTTGCTGTTGCTGCATATATTGATTCTGTAGCTGCTGTACTTCTGACTGTTGTCCAGAAGCATACTGGCCCTGGAGTGCAGCCCTTTGATTTTGAATTTCAGCTAGCCTGTCGCGTAAAGCATTTTGTAGGTCAGATCTACGATTGGCACCTTCTCCTACAGCCATATTAGCTTGCGCAGTATTGTAATCCAGTGCGCCTGTCATACTCTGCACATTACTAGACTGCTGCTGTGCATTATTAACGCTAAGAAGACTTTGTAAGAATGCAGAATCGCCTGCACCTTGCCCCAGAACATCTCCTGCGGCTCTCCCTAGCCCTAGTGCATCCATCATAGAGGCTAGCTGGCCTTGAGATTGAGCATACGCATTATTGATCTCTTTACCACCATTAGCATATGCCGCACCGATAGCCCGTCCAGCATCGGCATAATCATGTTTAATACCACCTGCTTGACCTTGGATTTGGCCTGCCGCAGCTCCGTACATAGCTTTTAATCTAGCATCATTAGCTGCTGCATTAGCTTCTGCAGATTTACTATAGCCAGTATTAGCAGAAAACTGGCTATAGTAAATAGCGTCTAAATCTCTTTTAGCCTGCTCTGTAAAATCGGGAGTACTACCGCCAAAGATACTATTTAAGAAATCTTCAATAGATGGAGTTGACCCTGCACCTGTATTTCTCGGGTCTGCAATAGCAGGAGGGATATCCACCATCTTTTTTCCAGGTAACAGCGGAAATTGTACGTTTTGCTGTTGCCCTTTAGGCACTAAAGGGACAATTGCAGACCCCATACCCTCTTTAGGTTTAATCGGAATTTTTGGCATAACTACCCTCCTTTTACAGCGTACCTAGTTTCATTGCCCTACGTGTAAGTGCCTCTTGCCGCGCCCTATCCTGTGATAAACGCTGTTCCTCCGAGAAATTTCGGTAATCATTAGTACTATTAGTTAAGAAATTAGCACGAGCAGTGCTAAGATCTCCCTGTCTCCTGCTAAAATCATTAAGGAGTTGCCCATCTGCTCTAGCTTGAAGACCTGAAATAAACATACCTCTACTAGCAAAATCATTTTGTTGGTCTTCACGACTGTTCTGTCGTGTAACCGCTAAATCTCTAGTCCTATTAGCAAAATCTGTATTATACTGAGTCTCGCCAATTTGTTTTTGTTGTAGGTAGTCATTCATTGCTTTACGTAGTGCTGCCACTTGTGACTGATACGTAGTATCCGTGCCTAGATACTTTGCCATTGGATCTGGCTTAGCAACAGGTTTTTTAGCCGGCTTTGATACAGGCTTTGATACAGGCTTTTTAACTACTGGCTTTACTGGCGCTGGTTTATACGGTCGAATATTGCCTGTTGGACCTGTACTAACAGGCCCTCCATTCACTGTAGGTGGTGGTAATACAGGTTGTGTAGATACAGGGCCACTGTTAGGGTACCTAATATTTTTATTAGGTGCAGTTACAACCATTATTTCATCCCCTTAAGAAATTCAGGAGACATCAGTCTTCCAGCACGACCTGCCTTCGTTTTAGCCATCATGGCTCGTTTACGTGCTTTAGCCATAGCGTCTCTTTCTTTATATCCGGTAGGGTCCACTTTTCCCATTGTAGGAAAGTCCCTACCGGAGCCATATTGTTTACGGCCTGCGGCATACCGATTAAACGCCATTAGTTTACCTGCTTCGGAGAGCGTTCTTTAATACCGATATTTGGTATTACTGTGAACAGTTTAACAGGTGCTGTGCCTGTCGTTCCATCATTTACAGTATCTACCTGGAAATAAATCCTCCTAAATCGAATAGCTTTATTGAATCTAATTAATTTTCTACTATAGCTACCGTATGCAGGTACTGTATCTACCGTAGCAATATATGCACTACTTGGCTGACCCCATAAATAATCTAATCTACTTAACCAAGTGTAAACTGATAGGCTTCCCCATGTAACTGTAAATGAATAAGCAATTGGTACAATAGTACCTATCACATCATTCTTACACAAAATATCAATAGCCCACCCATACAGTCTTTTAAATCTATTAGGGTATGCTACATCCATATGTTTTGTACGCATAGTACACGTCATAATCTCAGAATTACCGCTACTAAAGCCATCTGTCAAGCTATAATTTTGTGCTGTGTTGTTAATCATATTACCTGATAAAAATTGATCACTGGCAAAACTTGCACTGTCGCGGGGGAGCAGCATCCATTTATCAAACATTCTAGTAGTTTGCCATTCCCCCCACGTACGTGTAATAGTATTAAATACGTAAATTTTATCGAAAAACCTAATTACAACTCTATCTGTTACTACGCTCAAAGTAACCGAGTGGTTGATACCTGACGTAGATCCTGCTACAAATAAGCATTTAACATTTAATTTAGTATATTGATTATTACTTAATTCATAGACATAGTTTTCATGGTAAACTACCAATGTATTTTGATAGCGTACTACCTGATATATACCACTAGCTCCGATAGTATCAGATACAGGGAGAACTGACCCTTTATCTGGTCTACTGTCATAGCTATACATATAAGTAGCATCTGTTTTAAATAAATAAATAATACTGCCTAATACATAAATATCATTTAACTTACCGCCATCACCTTTTTTAACGTCAATAAAGTTAGTACCAGGCCAGGACGAGCCTGATGCAATATCACTAAAGTATAATCTACTGCTATTTGTGGCTTCTCTAGGGCCACAGCATACAAAAATACGTTCTTTATATACTGCCATTGTATTACCTCTAGGAATAGTCGCGACAGCTGTGAACCCTGTCCCAATATCCCATGACCCGCCAGATACAGCACTACCAGGTTGAGGACATAACCAAGCTTTATCTAAATATTGAACCATTGCACCAGCAACCAGGTTAACACCAATCTCAGTGAAAACCCCTGAGGATAGATAATATGTTTTTACCCCATCACAACCAATAGGGTATACAGTACCTGTAGATGAATCTACATAACACCCGAGCCATGTCATCGTTTGTTGAGTGCCGCCATATGTCTTACTTGTAGCGGTGACAATTGACGGCCTACTTGTTAGCGAACCGTCTGGCTCGTAGTCATAATTAATACACACAGATAGTTCATCATCAGAAATTGCAGAGGGGTCTGAACCAGTATTCAAGCCCCCTCTGAAGGGGCCCAATGTTACATCTGTACCTGGCATTAATCCTCCAGTACAGTAATGGTTGGATACGCTTGTCGCACCACACCAATTTCGTCAGCAGCTAATCTGGTTACAGACTCGTCTAGTTGAGATTTAGTGTTAGCTACACCTGTCCAGTCATCGTCCAACTCGTAGGCCTTTTGTAGTACGAACTGACAGATACTTTCAAAGTATGTGTCCGGTAGCTTTAGAGTATCCAGTAAATTAGAGATGTCGGTAGGCCGAGCTACGTAAAATACATCAATAACGTCACCACTATTGGGTGGTGAAGGGTACAGATATAAAGTATTTCCCCAGTCATAGTATAGTGTGGGGCGTGCATCGATTACTGGAATTCCATTATCAATGAACGTCTGCCGCATTAACTCTTGCACATCATTAAAATTAGTAGGTTCTAGCGGGTACCCTGCATAGCGTACTCCTCTAAAATCTAAAATAGGAACTGCATCTAGTGTATATGCATCTTGCCCAGCTATACTTACGGTACTTGCAAACCCTTTGAGCATTCTATTCTTCGTAACGATATCTAGTTGAGCAGCATTAACCCAACTAATAATGTCATTATCCGTGATTTGTGTACCTGACTCGTCACCAAATTGCCGTTTAACTCTATTAGCTACATCTTGCACTGTGCGAATCGTGCCATTAATCATTAATCCCTCTCCTTCATACTTATAACTCCATTGTGTTTAAAATCTTTTCCTCTATGTTTAAAACTATGTAAAGGAGATTTAATAACTGTTGCAGCAAAATCTAGAAGTTCCTGTCGCCTATCTAGTTGTTCTTTCAACTCAATAGCTTTTAAGGCTATTCTTTCCCGTTCCATTTTATCCCACAAAGCCTCCGGACCGCCTTGTTTAGCTACATCATTATTCCATAGTCTAGCAAGGATTCTATGATCTGCTTCTTCCTCCGTGAATTCTAGCACTACATAATTTCTTGCTCTGTCAATTACAGCAAATACTTTATCATCCCCTACGATTCGCTTATCTGGTGGGACCCATGCAAGCTCTAGATCAGGATCATAATCTTTAATAATTTCAGCAATACGCTGGTGTGTGCTACTAATAAAATGACCCGATTCTGGGTCCCAATGGTACGTAGAACTTAAACCACCAAACATGTTATGCCGCCCGTAGGAATGCGTAGGGACCATTAGAACTATTCGCAGTAGGTGTTAGTGTAGTGGGAAGCGCTCCAGATACTGAACCTTGATACATACTGCACGGTGCAGTTGTACCTGTACCTGCCGCCAATACCGGAATATTATTAATATACCCATTTTTCCATCTTAGTGTTGGTGCAACACCTTGCCCTACTACTCCAATCCAATACCTACCAGCCCACCAGGCCCGACCATTTAAAGCAGTAGATCCCACTGCAATAGTAACCATACCTGTAACAGTAGTAGCTACCTGTCCGCTATCAAATAAAAGTGTACCTGGCCTACCATTTACATCTGACCAAATACCCCATCTCGCAAAGCTGCTTGCTACACCTGTACATTCAAAAGCAATTTGATCACAAGTTCTATAGATAGTTACAGGAGATACATGTAGTTGATTAAGAGTAGGTGACGCAGTAGCTGATCCATTTCCTACTGTCATGGTGAATTCACCAGACTTAATATTAATGCCGCCATCATCAAAAAGCACAGAAGTAGTTACACCAGTAGGGATATGGACTCCCTGCTGATGCCCATTGATGTAGCCCAGTTTACCAATCTGAACGGATGTACCTCCAATAACTGCAATAGGAGGTACTGTAACGGGTGTCTGAGATACCTGACCTGCTGCACTATCTAGGTCAAATACAAACCCGTCTAAATAAATATCCTCACCTCCGGTAACCGTTACTACTCCAACGTTGCCACCAGCACCGCCAGGCCCAGAAGCAGGCACAGCCATAGAGTTAAAACAATAGATATCTCGGAACCTGTGCCCTTCACCTCCGGTAATAAGTAGGTCGGAGCCTTGTGTTGCTTTGGCAACTGTACCATCTCCCGGTGCATCTAGCTTAATATGCGTATACTGATTACCTTTACCGCCAGATACACGTAAAGGTACTGCTGGACTACCTGTCAAGAATAAATGCGCTAAAGTACTCTTACTCAGTGTAGCAGTTTCTAGCAATACCTCACTAGCCGATAGATTAGGTACAGCCCCATTGAAGCTGCTATCCATTACACACCAGGACATTTCACAGTCACTACCATATAGCTTGAAAGCAGTTTCACCAATCCAGTTAACATACAGTCTAGCAATTTCAACTACGGTAAGTGGGGTATTCTTAATAATAGTTGCAAAGCCTTTAAACGCGCAATCATGAATTGCACTAGACCTAAGCTGTCCTGCCGACCCATCAGTTAGCTCTGGAGTAAGCCAATGTGTATTTAGGTTAGTTAATGAGCCTTGAAACTGCATTCCTTCAATACTGATATCGCGTACTGTAACCCCATTAACCGTAAACATATCAGTACTACTATTTTTAAGGCAAGGACCTACATTATCATACTCACGAGAAGTACCTGAAAGCCCTACAAACCTAATTCCGTTTACTAGGGTAATAGTAGTACTTACAGTATAAATCCTACATCCAAACGCGACAGCTGATTTGTTCCCGCTAGCAAAAAAAGTTGTTAGAGACTGCTGCTTAGCCATAGCTGCAACGATTTTATCATAGTCAGTAGCACCTACCTGCTGATCCACGTAGACTAAAGTCCCATACCTAGATAGTGCAGTTACTTCGTTAAGACCTGCACCAACATCCGTCGCGGTAGGAAGTCCTGCCGGGGTATTATCCCAAGGAACATCGTATGCAGTGCCTGAAAAACTACCGCCACTTAAATTTCCATCCAATGCATACTGCCAAAATCTTTTTTCTAAGTCTGCTGTCGTATCTGACACACTAGCTCCCGGTAATGTTAGTAGAAAATACCTACGTTTAAGATCCAATAATGTATCTGTAGTCATTAGCTACTCCTAGACATACTAAAGGGGCCGGGCCGCTAGGACCCGGCCCCTTAGGGACTTACTGCACATAAGAAGCTTACGCTTCAGTGATATCCTTTAGTACTGCATGAGCGTTACGGCGTTGCGTGCCTAGCTCTGAATACTGGTACATAATGGCGCTATATGCATCATACCCGGATACTCGTTCCCACATAGATCCGTCTCGCTGCATAAAGCTCCAGTCACCCTCGCGATAAATTTTAATCTTATTTTCGCTTGGGAAAAGAATAGTGTTCGGGGGAGCCGCAGTATCCACTACAATCGGGATATCTCCCTTATCTGTTACAAAGGCAAGACCAGAGAACCCACCCGTAAATTCTTTGGTATTAGTGAATCGACGTTGCGTAACCAGCAGGTTGTAATACGCACGGTATACACCTAGGTTAGTAAGTCCTACTGTCACACTGTTACCAAATACACGGGGACCGTGTACGCAGTCAATCATTAGCCCTTCCGAAAGGGCTCGGTTAGTTCCACCGTTAGCTTTAACGGTGGCGCTCCATACAGGCTCTGTTGCAGGATCAATATTATAAAGTGACCCAGTATCAGTGATAATACTACCTAAACCACTCCACTCACGGTTAGCGTTACCTGTACGGGTAACCAGATAGCCAGTCAAACCTGTAGCAACCGCACCATTAAAAGTAATAGTAGTTGTGGTAATGCCTGTAATAGTACGGTTAGACGTAATAACAGTACCCGTAGCATCAGTTAGGTCAATTTGCATCCCTAGCTGGGCCCAGATAGTATGAGCTACAGTAACTACGTTAACACCTGTATATCCAGCAGTAACTGTCGCGACAGCCCCTAGTGGGGTACCATAAACCTGACGGTTTAGGTCGACAGCGAGGTCATCCTTTAGACCATTAATTTCAAAGTCTAGGGCAGAGATAAACGCTTGTGCATTAGAATCAGCTAGTGCCATAGTCTGCCCCGATAGTTGAACAGAGCCGTAAAGATACTTTAGCCCAACACGAGCACTGGCTGCACTCTGTTGACCCGCAGTAGGTAGAGCTTCCATTTCATTACGTGCGCCGATACCTGCGTTACGGCGAGTATGGACAGGGAAAGTAACGTACTTCCCACCGACTTCACTTACTACACCCGCACTAGTACGCTCAATACGTCGAAGACCGATAACTTCTTGGTTAAGCTGTTCCTGTAGTGGACCCTGGTATAGCTCTTTAGTTAACGCACTAATTGTTGCTAGGCTGGTTGCCATTTAATTAACCTTTCGACTGTAGGGCTTGCAGCATTTCAACCCCCAATTTAACCCTAGTATCCGTATTCATAGGGCCAGTTACAGCCGTACGCCCTACTACTCCGTTACCTGTTAAAACTTGGGGAGCTTGAGCGCTCTTGGATGGAGTATTTCTAATCTTTGCAACCATATCTACGTACTGTTGTGCAACCTGGTCAACTACCTTATCATAGTCGCTGCCCTCAGGAGCACCCTGGGCTTTAGCAAGGATAAAGTCCCAGTCTAGCTCAACACCAAGGTGTTGTTTATTAAGAGTAGCAATTTTACTTTCTACCCATTTATTAGCTTCTGCCTGAGTCTTAGAATCTTCTTGCTCTTGAAGCATCTGCTTAATACGGTCTTGCTCTGCTTTTAGTTGCTTAAAAGCAGGAGTTTCTTCTGTTTCTACCTCAGATAGATCCAGTTCTTCTACTTCTTTTTCAGATTCTTTTTCATTAAATTTATAGTGAGCTGCCAACTGATCATATACAAACTTAGGATCTTCTGCTAGTTTAGCTAGCAGGTTCATTCCATACTGTACATCTTCTTCTTTTCCCACGTACGGATCAAATGCAGCGTACCTAGTCCTAAGCTTTTCTTGCTCAGTTTGGAAATTAGTATCCCACTCTTTAAGTACAGGTGTAACTACTGTATGTAGACCTTCTGGTAGTTTTCCAAGTAGGTCATTCCATGCAGGGTTAATGCTAGTAGATTCTGTAGTAGGTTCTACTACAGGAACTTCTTCCTCTTCACCCATTACAATACTCCATCCATTGCGCCGTACCTTGCAGGCCCTAGCGCTCTAAGATCAGTGTATAACAACTGTCAACTACTTAATACCTGCGCTATCACTAAAAATACGTAGTGCATTAATCATGTCGTTCTTAGTCATTTTATCTAAGTACGCGCTAGTGTACGTGCCTGCCTCTGCTGCGGCTAGTGCAGTACGGAGAACACTAATGCTAACATAGTTAGCGGGTGTAGCAAGAGGGTTAGCACTACCTGAGTTTAATCCACGCCCAATCCGTTTATCCGGAATCCCTAAGCATGGATCAATATCTGTCTGTGCCATGATATCATCCCATCATTGGTGGGGGAGTGCCTGCATCTTGTTCTTCCATAGGATCTACTTCTTCTTGAGGGTTTTCTGCATCTACACCATTTGGACCTGTTCCTGGCATACCCATACCACCTGTCATAGCTGATACTTGAGCATATGCTTGCTCCACGGCCAGCAGGTGGGCATTAACATGGTCTTCAAATTCTGCCTGAACCTCAGGTGATAACATTTCAAATGCCTGAGTTTTTCTAAAATCATTATGTGTCTTAATATGTACATCGTGGTTGTCGTACGTATGTACTGGCATTAGTAGCGGACGCTGTAAAGGTTGACCGGTCTGAGGATCAATAGAATCCGGTGAACCCATACCCATCTGCTCTTGCATTTCCCATTCTTGATCTGCTTGTTGAATCTGCTCAGGTGCAATTTTCTTAAGCTTGATATTTTCTCTTTGTGCCTGGGACTCATCGCGTTTAAGGTTAGCATAGAGTTTATTAACTCCACCGATTTCTAGAATACGTAAACCATCGTTAGGATCAATGAACCCCATTTTCATAAGATCCATGATTAATGCTTGTTTAGCAGCTTTAGACGTAGGGAGACTACTTCCTCCCTCCATACGAATATCAGTACCACTTTGTAGTTTAGCTCCAGTAAGCTCTAATACATCAAAAAATCCATCAGTACCTGCTACGCGTACTAATCTTTGAGTGTCCCAGTACTGTACAGCAAGTTGCAACGTTTGCCGCGCTATACATTCCATAGCACGCTCAATTGATTGATATGTATGTGAAATAAGAGAATCGTCTTTTTCTTGCAAATAACTAATTGCTGTCGCGGCAGTTACTCCTGGCGGCACTCCGCCACGCGACACTGCATGTTGGCCTGTCAGATCCTCAATATCAGCAAGAGTACGATCTAATTCTTGAATAACATAATTTGGTAGTGGCAGAAGAGGGATTGGTTGTGGGGGAGAACCTGGAATATTATACTCAATTACCTGGCCAGGTTCATTTGTAATCTTACTCGCGTCCACACTTCCACGTAATGCGGACAACTGCGGACGTGCCATACGGTTTTTAGATTCGATAATCTGAGACCGTGTACGGTTATATTCTTTCTGAGGTGAGATAATGTCTCTAATGACTGACGTAGAATAAAATCCACCATCAGGGATATGGTCAAGCTTAGCAAACGGGAACTCACCATGAGTGTATGGGATACCGTCCCGTGAGGCTGCTACAACCTGATCACCAAAAATTTGTACCATGCCACCGTTTGGAAGATAATCACAACCGCCTGGTTTAAACCAGGCTTCAATACACAACACACTGTTGGGGGCTTGTTCAGTTACACCAGCTCTATTAAAATTAAGGTATGCATTATCCATGATATCTTTACTAGCAGTAACATCTGGGGGTACACTTACTCCATAGTTACGAAATACCCATGAAGTATTACGTGTATATACATTAAAAACATAAGGCTGTTCTTGGATATCAGGTTCAAGAATATCTGGCACTAAAAGCTGAAAAGGAGATACCGCTGCAAACCTAACATCTCCCATTTGCTGGGAGTCTTTATCTTCTACTGATTTATCCCAATATGTTTTAATAAAACCTGTTCCAAAAACAAGTGTCCAAAACGCAGCTTGACTAAATTTAAGATCAAGCTTTCCACGGGCATTGCCCGAAATTGCTTCCCAAACTTGCTCTCCTGCATATGCAGCAAATAGATCTTCATCTTCGGAACTTGCTGGGATTACACTAGCGCTAGGCTTTTGGCTGGTTACTCGGGCCAACTCTGTACGGATCACTGGCCTGATCCTGTTAATAACCAACCGCACCCTAGATCGGGGCGCTGGAGGTGTATATAGCGTACCTCCACGAGCCTTTAACTGCTCTACGTACTGATTACCTCTATACATAGCAAGATTATAGTACCACTCTTGCTCAAGAGCATTTCTATCATTCTTCATACGTCGATATTCAGTCTGCACCCATGCTGCTAAGCCCTTATCATCTAAATTTGTTTCAGGTTTAATTGTATCTACATTAGATAGAGGCGAAGGGGTTTGTGCTCTCGTCAGCATTGATTGCTTCAATAAGTCGCTTATCGTACTCATCTAATTCACCTCCTTCTGATTCAACTTGCCTTACATACTCTGAAACATCATCATACTCCGCGACAGGCTGGTTTAAACTATCCTTAGGCGAGAAGGTCGTCGACTGTAGTTGATGGAACGTTAGTGGGTCTTTTGCTGACAACAGATTTAGTGCTTGGCTTAATAACTGGTTCTGGCTCTCGCACCACTGCTGCAAGAGTTGGCTCTGTATTGTTTGGTAGCGTACCGTGAGATACAAGCCACTCACGGAAGCCACTAATGCTAGAACTAATATCGTCAACATAGCTTTTGACTTCCTCCCTAGTGAGTAGCTCGTTAGTTAAGTGCTTAACTTGTCCACGAAGATCCGACGTTTCTTTTTCAGAAGCACACCCAAACATACTAGCAGCTTCACTAGTACATTCTTTACACATATAAAATGCGCCGACATACTCAATATCCGTGCCGAAATCTACTACAGGCTTATCTGTACCACCACAAATGGCACACATTCCGGGTGATAGTGGTGGTCTATCATGTAGCTTAAATCTTGAGTTTGGATTAAACATTATGGGCCTTACTTACCTGTCGTAGTCCTAGAAGCCTTGCCCTTAGGAGCCTCAGGGATCTCATTTTCAATGTTGTTATCACTGAAAAGATCGTCTGTACGTTCACTCTTTACTTCTTCGGGAGCTACAGGGATCTCTTGGGGGATCGCAACAACAGTAGTACCTACTACAAGGTTTTCGTTTACGCTAAGCTGACGTTCTGGCTCATTAAACTTAGATGCAACTACGGGGTGCAAGGGAAGCTGCTCTGCTGTAACTAGAGTTACAGAAGCGCAACCCGCCATATTATCGTAATTAGGCTCCCGACCCTCTACAACTGCACGCTTATCTTCTGCGTCACGAAGCTGTAGCTCATCTAGGTAAGGACCATTAATACGCTGACCCCGACCATTACGACCGTCGTTAGGGTTATAAAGATTAACGACGATAGTATCAGTAACTTCGTCAGTCTTAGTAGTTTCGTCAGCCATTATCACTCCTTGTTGGATTTGACTTACCTCTTATAGATTACGGTATGTACACTACTGTGTCAATCACTTTCTAACCCTAACCAGGTTTCACTTATTTCCCAAATATCTCCTCTTTCTCGCAACACACTTGAAGTTTTACCTAAATTCTGGTCGTATCTATAGCCTACAGTATCTTTAGGTGTAACCGGAGCCTCTATAGGGGGGGGAGGGGCTTTAATCTCAGGCCTAGACACCATAAAGTATCGAAGAGCATCACTAGCATGGTCATCTTTTTTATGGATTTTTTCTTGTGGATTGTTCTCGAATCTAGTTTTCTTGGACATCCATGTTGCCCACCGCAATCTTTTAAGTTCGTTAATCAGATTAACGCAATTACTAGTAACTTGCCATGTAGGCAATTCTTGCTTACCTACAGGAACTAATCTCATGTAGGAGTTAACTCTGTTAACCCCAGCAGTGACATCGTTATTGCCAGGAATAAGAATAATCCCTTGTTTAGCATACTCCACTTGAATACTAGTGCCTGTCACACCATTACGTTGGGCTGTCGCGGGATCAGCTGTAACAAATACTGATCTATATTTCTTTTTCTTCACAATATCTGCGTGTTCAGAAACTACTTTACCTGATTCATAATGCTCATCAAAAGTAATAACCCTACCCCGTGGTGATACTAAATGCCATAGCCATGCAGTAGGGTTATTATATCCGTGGTCCATAGATTCATGGACTTCCCAACCTTGGCTAATTAATTTAGGTACATCAATAGGATCAATTACGTGGTCTTGCATATTAAATGTTTTATACACAAGTCCACCAAGTGATACAAATGTACCACTTTTACGTGCTTCCCTTTCATCTGGCTCTAAACTATTTAAAAAACTATCTCTAGCTTCTTCTGGCAGATGATAATTTTCTGTGATATCTACAATGATTACCTTAGTGTGTGGATCTCTTTCTTCTACACCTGGCACATATAGTGTATCATAAATCCATGTCATACCCTCGACGGGTGTCATAGTCAAATACGCTTTACCTGACCGGTCGATTAGTCGTGCCATACATTCAGTATAGATATGCTTAGGTGGTTCTTCATCAAAGTGAATCCAATCACGGGATGTACCAGCGAACTTATAGATATCCTGTTCGTACGACATAAGTTCAACAGTACTACCGTTACTAAGTGTCAATTCTTTAAGTTGACCGTTGTAACTGTCTTCCCAAGACCCGTTAATCAAAAGAGATGGTGGAAGCCATTGCTTAAGCTTGGGAATAATAATCTGTTGAACACCATATGTAAAGTCAACACACACAATCCTACCACGAGTAGGCGCAGGAGGAAGCCACTTATACGGGGACTGCCCACGCATTCTGTAAATGTCTTCGCAAACACCTCCCACCGTCTTACCACTACGGTTACCCCCAATATAAAGCGTTACGTTAGTACTACTTTTGTGAAATTCCACTTGCTTAGGGTGAGGAACATACCCTAAAATATTTGGGTCTTTCGCCTGAGATGTAATACTACCCGCGACAGTTGCAAACATGTCTGCGACTGTCATTTTAACTGGTTCTACTTTACGTGCTCTACGGGCCATTATGTTGTACTATCTGTAGCACCTAGTAGTACTAAAGCTGCTACCACACTGGCTAATGCTGTGTTGCCTGCTTTAGCTCCCGTAAGTGTTACGCCTTCTAGAATATATCGACTATTAGTCCCGTCATGAATATGGCTACCGGGCGAAGATTGAGTCTCTCCAGGTCCTAATGTATGATGTTGCGAGGTAGGCTGTACATCACAATCACTATTTCTATGCTGATCTGTGACATCTCGGCCGTCTAACTCGTTTTCGCGCCCTACCCGTCCAAGCCTCGAATCTACCATTAGAGCTCTCCGACCATATGAAGAGAGCCATTTGTGCTATTAATTCCAGTACTAATTACCACTGTAGCTACGCCTTCCTGCACTACTTCGCATGTAACGTAATCATTAGTTACCATCCTAAACGCTCTACTTACAATATTAGTCACAGGTGCACTAGTCGCCGCGACAGCTGGTGAATTACACCGTCCAATGCATACTGAAGCATTCGTTACAATAAAAGCGTCCCGGCTATGGGCAGCGTTAGAGTCAATAGGCCAGCGAATGTTGTACGTAGCAACATAAATGCCATCGCGAGGTGCGACAAGTCTAGTTTTAGTTGCTGCGTTCCACATTCCATACAAATTATCTCCGGTGCCGGGCGCATCAGCATCAGTTAGAATTAATGCTGCTTGCACTCCACTATTAAATCCCTGTCCACTACCTGTCTGGTATCCCATACCCCACGGGCGATCACCCAGTAGTTTCCAGTTATTTACTACACTATCCCAAACATAGTTGCGCTTAGTATCAGTCTCATAAATTATTAGCCCTGTGAATCTATCGGTCCCAGTTGGCCTAGTGCTACTAGTGCATACTAACGTACTAGTATATAAATCTAGTCTATCTAGATCAGTATTCAATACATTAATATCTACGGGGTCAGCTGTCCCGGGTTTAGTCAGCCCTAGCCTCGCTGTAGTGGTTGCCATTATTCCTCAATTCCTAGTTCTTTAAGTGTGGGAACCTGACTGTTATAGACTACTTCACCTCTAAGTGTAGCACCTGGCACCTTTCCGTCAAGATTATGTGCTTCCCCAATGCGTTTCATCTCATTTGCAATTAATTCAAGCGCAATAGGGTCTTTCACGTACGTTTGAATTACTTCTACAGCTTTAGCTAGAATCTGCATTACGTCAATTACTTGTTGTTTATTTGTATCATGTCGTCCAGTCATCGAGTAATAATACTCAATGGCTTTCATATTACCCTTAATTGCTTCCCTTAGTAGTGATTCATGTACGCTATGCATATGCTGACCTAGGCTATTCTCAGCTAATCTATGTACTGCGTCAGCAAATTCAGGCCTAGCTAACCATGCTTTATACACGTTCATACTAATTCCAGCAGTTCTTAACCGCTGAGGTACAGTTTTACGTGTATGGGGGTCAGCAAGCAGAGATAATGCATACATTTGCCTAGCCGTTAACCCTGTCTCCCGGGTAGGAATACCTCTTTCTTGCATCGCAGTTTCAAATACGTCACTTTCAAGTACTTTAACGATATACTTAATGGGAACTCTAGTCAGCCCATAAATTTCCTTCGCTGTAGGGAATACACTGTTTTGTACATATAATGTAGCTGCACCTCCAATAACTTTACGAGTAAACTCATCTTTTACACCATCAATTACCGGTAAGATGCCCATTAATCTGTTCCCCTAGCCCTAACGATGCAAAAATGTCGTACAAGTCTTTAGGTAGTTCTACTTTATCACTCTTCTCATATGCGTACAGTTTACTAGGTTGGTAACATAATAGAATACAGAACCTAATGGCACTAGTACCAATAAGATGACGTAGAGTACTAAAGGAAGTACTACCACTTCTAATCCAACACCTGTAAGCATTGTGGACTAGGTCATAATTACTCTGCCTTACACGATTCTGGAAAGCGTAATACTCTGTATGTAAGATCGCGACAGTTCCAGGTCGTAAATGAGGTGGTACGTCTAGCTGTTCCATTAGAACAGTGTCTAATTTAACACTAGGCATAGTATATAGACCTTGCTCCGTTCTGAGTACTACTTGTGGTGTAACTCCGGCTAATTGGGCTAGAGATGCTTGGGATAAGAAGAGCTCTACTCGATGCTGTTCGTAGGGATTCATACTTGAAGTATAGCAACAGTGTAAAGTAAATTTTATATTGTGGTATATATCCGATATAAAATAATTATTGTGATTAGATAGGTACCATAATGGAAACAACGGTTCGGATTTAACCGAACAACATCATTACCCATTACATTGCATTAATTATGCACGCCATTTATATTGTGCTAAGATAAAGCCATGACATCAACCAAGCTCCCCACATTCACCTACGTCATCATGTTCGCAAGAATCGTCGGTCAGATCGGACCCGAGGATTCGGGCATTACCGAAATCGAAGAGAGGATGGTTCCCCCTTTCATCATCAACGCGATGCGAGCACACAGTGGTCTTATTTGGGATGAGGCAGTATTTATGTCTCACCCTCGCAGCAAGACACTCATTGTCACGTGCGATACTGACATCAATTACTTGTTGGTTGATGTCCTGGACAGAACCCTCAAAATCAACCGAATCGAGGATCTGTTCACGTTCAGCGTCGACAGGGTGATCAGCGAATTCTGATCGCAGAATAGATTAACCCTCAGCCTTAATTGGTTGGGGGTTAATCTATGCATATTTAATTTAATATTAAACTAAATCAAGATCTCGACCGCATGGAAACAACGCCGCAGCATAATAACCCCGCTACAGTCCGCTACAGGGCTAATTGACAGGAGTAGCGGATCTATTGTGCAGTGGGGCGGACCTGTGATACTATCCAAGGGATGTGGTCACCCAAGGCCGCACTTACCGTAGGAGTCGAAAATGTCTGAATCCCCGTTCCACGCGATTGTGGCAGGTACAGCTAGCGTGATTGCACCGATGATTGCGGAAATGAATAGCCTCAAGGCTACTCACTCTGCGCTTTACGGTGCCAATCCCGAGGCACTAATCCAAGACCACCGTGACATTGTTGAGACCACGGATGAAGCTATTCTCGAATATCGCGCATGGTTTTCCAAGGTTTCGGATGCAATTCTTCAGCGGCAGACTGTTATTGAAGAGCACATCCGTAAGAACGTGATTGTTGTCCCTGAAGACGCCCCGAGTGAGGAAGAGCTCAAGACTGCTTTCAACGATAAGCAGAAGGCCGTTTCGGCAGCGCTCAAGCTGATCGGTCAGCTTGGGGTCGACAATAACACTCTGATTTCTGTGTTCGGTAGCGCTAAGACGGAATCGGGTGAGGACATTCCCGCACTCCCTGTCGTTCCCTCACTCAGAGGGTCACGTGGGGCCGGGAAGCCTGCCTCTAGCGTGGGCGGGTCTGGAATCCGTCGTCCCCGTGTCGATCACATTGCTATCTCTATTGACGGTGAGAACTATGTGGACGCGGGGATTTCTGTCAAGGGTAAGGTCGAAGGTACAACGGAAACGAGGTTCACTTTCTCGGGTCTTGCCAAGACTCTTACCGGTAAGCCTTACAGCATGGCGAATGTCGATGTCACTACCCTCCAGTCTGCTGCTTTCTCCGCAGCGGGTACCGAGGATCTTTCCACCGTCAATGGTGTGATCGATTTCGTCTTCGAATCCGGGGACAAGCGAGTCTACATCCGTGTTACCCCTAGCAAGGGCTGACACTAACCAATAGAATTACCCCTTATCTCTTAGGAGGTAGGGGGTTTTTCTATGTTTAAATTATGTAGTTGAATCCTGTATAGTTGAGCATTCAACGATCCTGCATGGAAACAATGCGGCGGTAATACAACCTTCAACTACTTAGGTAGTTCAACATTCAACAGTATACAACGGGGCGGGGATGCGATACCATAGCCCTAGTTGTTCGCACACACCCCGGAAATTGGAACGGGGTCACCGAAATTAACTCGCACATTAAAAATTGAATATATAGTGAGAAGGTTCTACTCGCGACAGGCCGATCAGTACTAATTAGCCTGTCTTAGTGTAAATCCGTGCCTAACAGTGAAATCCCAGAATCCCATATCCTTAAAAAATAATGATCGATTCGGTTGATTTCCATTAGTTCTGACTCACGGACTAATAGATTAGAACCCCTCATTATATTATGTTTCATGATCAACCAGATTAGTTAGTAGAATTAAGGTCATTCGCTTCGCTTCTGACCTTGATTCTACTAACTAACTATAATCTGGTGGAAAGCGGACAAATGGGAGGTAGGATGACCGCTCTGACCTGCGGTGATTCCATAGAGTGACATCGACGTTCATCTATGTGTAAACGACCTGACAACTCACCAGTAGTGGATCAAGGCTGTGACCTGCACGTATACCCTTTGTCCGTTTCAATTATCGTCTCGCTACCACCCAACTTCCCCCTAATTAGTTAAATAGAAATTAGTGCTAGGATAATCTAATGGGCCTAGAAGGCATTATGTTGGCCAGGAATCCGAAGTTCTACGTTATGTGGCAACGTAACGCAATAGATGCACACAGACTTGTTCTTTCTACCCTTGGAACAGCTGTCGCGGATAAATTCTATGAACAAGTGTACTACCAACGAATCGGTCAGGCATTTATGAATGCACTTCCGAAAGAATACTACGATAAACTGACTGGAACGGAATGTGACCCCTTTCACACTGACAACTACCATGGCATTTATACAGCACTGGATTATCTCACTGACCCGAATGAATAAGCAATGTGTAAAGAATGCGCTAGACTAAGATATAGCAATCCAGAGGAATACGAGCGACACTTAGTAGGTACTGAGGTAACAGGAGAAAGGTACTGAGGTAACAGGAGAAAGGTACTGAGGTAACCATAATGGCGACTAGAAAGACTTGTTTGTGGCTTGCAGGTAAGAGTAACAATACTTGTGGACAGCCTGTCGCGTATACGTTTCGAATTAATGATGATGGTAAGCGCGTAAGGGTATACGATAACTTCTGTAAGTCGCACACGCACAATGAACGACGTGAACGGCAAGTGCTTGCAGAGGCAGCAAGTACTAATACTAGTAAGTTTGTGCCAGACCCTGACGATTGGATTTTCAAGTGATTAACTCTGTACAAGAAATGAAAGAGATTACATACACAGTAGAACCTATGTCGAGGAGAAGTAATGTCTGAGATTGAGACAGCGAATATTGATATGGCAGTGGAGAACCGTACTGTATTCTTTACATGTGCACCACATGTGATGGTCGAAGCGGACATTAGTTGGGGTGATTACGTTTCAGTCGGTGAGAACCGACTGAAAGTTTACATTTACGCGGCAGAGTTTACCTACACTCGGGTAATTAAGCCTCGTGAAGATAGTGAAACTCCCGAGTGGAATTTGATTAATATTAAGGTTAGGGAGGACATTTACGGCCATTGGCTTCTGGTGCCTAAGGCAAGGCATCAGGAGTTCATCACTATGTTCAATGCACGCTAATGGAAGTCGTTAGCACTATTGAAGAACGTACTACAGTCCTAGTATGTCTACCTCATATTGCAGTAAGTGCCGAGGATAGTTGGAGTGATTACGTAGCAAATTATCGAAATGCACTGTTTATTAACGCGGCGAAATTTAAGTGGAGCAGGATATTTGACCCTCGTATTGATAGCCCTAATCTTGAGTGGAAATTGGTGGCAGTTAGTGTTCGTGAGGACGTTCAGGATACATGGCTAGACGTACCTAGAAGTAGGTGGATGGTATTCATTAATATGTTCGACTACTACTTAATTAAAAAAAGGGACCTGTCGCGATGAAGCATAAGTGGCAATACCCTGTGGGATTGTGTATCTACTGCCACACATGGTGTGAACAATGTAACGATTGCAAATGTGATGGTCCTAATGGACCCCAATCTAAGATATGCCCTAACTTCAACACTAAGGCGGGAAAGGACCGACCTACTAATGGTTAACAAGCACTATTACGAAGTTAACTCTACACGCAACGTCACTTACTACTATCCGCTAGGGTATAAGATTAGAGCGGATAGACTAGTATTCAATAAGGTGTACACGGGTGAGCCTGACGCTAAGCTAGATATTGACCACCTTTCATTTGGCTACCTTGGAGTTAAAGGTAGTAAGCGCTTCTTTAAGAAGTGGGACCTGTATAAGATTACTGTGGCTGTGCTCATGGATAATGGATTCGGAGCACAGATTTTCGTGGGAGCGCAAGTCAAGCGTACTTACTGGAATGAGGTAAAGTGAAAACCTGACCCGACGTCATTAGGTGGGAGATTAGACTAACCCAGTACAGTAATCCCTTTGTATCAAGCTAACCAAAAGACAGGAACTACCTTATGTGGTCGTTCGCTTTCGTTTGAAGAACACATTGATTCATTTAGTGAAGATGATGGATACTACACTGGGTACAAGCTAAGTAGCTTACCGTATAGAAGCTATGTACCCTGCAAAAATTGCATGCTCGGGCTTAGCAATCCAGCAATTGAGGCCAAGATTATTGAGGAGTACGGTGGAGGAACTATTTATTAAACGAAAGGCTAAATTCGGAGTATTAAACACGTACCACTTGTTCCTTAAATCCGACTGGAATGCGAGAGAGGCTAACAAGGCATTATGTGGTAAGATGCTAACGCGGCATCGCGGACTAAGACGTAATACGTGGCAAAAACTTAGTACGCACTACACAGAGACGCTGTGCTCTAGTTGTCGCTACGTACTTAACCCTGATTTAGCCACTGAGATTACTAAGGATGACGATGGAGAACCCTACCTACAGTACTGAAACTAAGAAGTATTCTTTCAAAGATAAGTACGACAAGTTTTATACAAGTTCTCAGGCTAAAGTAGTGCACGTAGTACCTCTCAATGGTAATCTTTTTGACCCAAAATATAGACGTTCATTGTGTGGGATAACTAGATCCGCACATAGTATGTTTAAGGATAACGTCTGGTTGGGTACAGGTACCCAACAGGAGGAAGATAAAGCCAACCAACTAAATCTATGCAATAACTGTATTAAGTACATGACAGATAAAGAAATCAAGGAGTTTAATAATGAGTAGATTCTTCATTGATACCGAATTTTTTGTACTATCGCGACAGGCTGAGCATACAGCCTGTCCAACGGTAGAGCTAATCAGTATTGCAATCATTAAAGACACAGGAGAAACATACTACGCAATTAACAAACACCAAAACTTTGATTGGGGGCTCGATAATACATTTCTTAGAGAGGCAGTCTACCCTTACCTATTGCATCCAGACGCCAATGGTGATGTCTTTAAGCTAAGTGATAGTGAGCTGGACAACTCAAGAAATTTGTATCGTGCACTTGAATACCATAGTGCACCTATGATTCCCTCTATTCAAATGGCGCGAGAGGTCAAGCATTTCCTGGGGCAAGACCCAGAATTGTGGGCTTATTGTAGCCCAACAGACATGTTTTTATTGTATAATTTGCTTTCTACTCCAGTACCTGGCAACCGTAATATGATGAAATATCCCGACAATGGCTTTCCGTATTACATGAACGATCTAGCACAGACAATGAGGACGCACCACCTACATCCAAACGACCTTCCTCCACAGGTTGACCAGAGGCATAATGCTGTAAATGATGCACGTTGGCTTAAGGACTGCGTAGAGTACATCGACGCACAGGGATACAGGTCTATTGGAGCGTAATAATGAATACAGTCCAGGTAGTTAAGATCCTTCTAACTATGTGTATATTCGCAGCGTTTACTATCACTAATTTTCTCTATGCTGCTAGGCATCACAGGGGTTCAATTAGAATCCTGCTCATCAGCACTGTCGCGGCTACTATTTTAGCCGTTGGTATGTTCAATACCTATAATACCGTAGGAGGCTTATTTGCACTAGCTTGGATGGGACTACACTCTTACCAACTAATTACGTCTATTGAAATCTGGAACAATGAATAGTACGAACAGGAGTGCATGGAAAATGATTCTTAATCGGCGTAAGAAACTAAAAATCATTAACCGAACAGAAAAGATAGAACGGGAGTATAAAGTCCTAACTTATGCCTTTACCTCTACTAAAGGTATGTGTGGATTAGTCGTTACGTATGTCCTGGATATTATGCAGGACATTCCCCAGATTCTAGCGCCCAGCGCTAGTTGTATTCACCACAAAACAGTATATCCTCTTAAACATGATGCCAATAGGAAAGTCTGTGAGGCTATCCAGAAACAATTCCCAGAGGACTGGGAGCTACTTAATCTAGATTACTACAGGTCTGAATGGCGTAAGATGGAGGATAACAAGTGAACTACGATACTACTGACAGTAATAAATGTCCTAAATGTAAGTACTCTATTGATAGCTGTAGATGTGAGAAGATTGCAGAAAACAATCTTACTACAGGTAAGTATAGGGCTAGTATTAATATATTTTCCATTGAAGTAGACAGTGATAATATCATCAGTAGTGTAGATGTTAGAGGCTCTACTCTTGCAGCAGTGGTGCGTAAAGCACAAAAGCTTCTGGATATTACTGCTACCGTGGAGGATGAAATCTGATGCAGCTGTATCATGTAGCCATTCCCGAAGATCTCTACTACGGACGTATCACAGCAGGATATGTCCAAGCAGAAGATAAGCAAGCTGCTATTGAAACACTGGTGAGTTGGCTTCTAAAAAACCATCCGGAGGAACAGCATCTTTACAATGACCTTCCTTGGGAAGCTACTGAGGAAAATGAGAGCAGCGTTCTTTACGTTGTACAATATCACGAGGATGAAGAAGATCCTTCGTTTCTCATTAAAGCGTACTTCCTCGGTGATGAATAGCATCATATTCTTTTTCGGGTGGGTGTGTTTATTTGCGACACCCCTAGAATATCTGGATGGAAGGAATCTTAACGCTGTGATTCTTATGATCTGGGCTATTATGCTCTTGGCTTGGGCGTGGCAGATGGCACCTATGGCGTCGTCTAGGGCACCCCGGGCAGCCCGTGAGCGCCACGCTAGCTCAACAACGGATCTCAGATGGACTTCCACACGGTCAGAAAACGGTATTTGGGTTGACAAGATGACTAAGGAGAAATAATGTCAAGGACTACTGTACTTGACATTGCAGTCTTTACATGCAGTGAGTGCCAATATAAGACATCTATGCAGAACGTGACTATGCATGAATTGACTACAACTGTCAGAAGTCATGTAGATACGCATCAGGTTGAGAAGGACCTTAAGTCTTACCCCTATGATAAGACTTCAAAATCATTCTTTATGTCCAATCCACCCGTAGACGCTTCAGGACCAGATCCTATCCGTAGTTTATATGAAAATGACCCCACAGCTTATTTTATTAAGCGCGACGGAAGCTATGGACATATCACAGATGGTGAGGAAGTTATCGACGTGCCTGTAGCAGATAGTAAGGATGAAAATAAGTGAGTAGTAGGGAAGCTGAAGAAATTATCAAGCTGCTCAATACTATTGACAGAGTAGACGAAAGGATCGGAGAACTAGCTTTTACTATCAGTAGAATTTTGTGGGACATCGTAGCCCGCATCGAGAAGCTTGAGAGGGATAATGTTTAAGGTTATTGTAGTAGTAAAAAGAGAGACAAATAATATCGTGCACATCTACGGGCCTTATGCCACTAGAGCTAGAGCAGAGTCTGCAACAAAAAATCTAGATGCTAGGTATCCTGTAAAGACACACGCCTTTACCATTCGTACTCTAAGTGAGATGACAGGAAGGACAAGCCCTATTGTTAGGCCTACTCCTAGCAATAATTGATTTATTAATGACTGTATGTATTAAAGAAGGTAGAGAACGAGGTGATATTAAGCTAGTTATTCTGGGTGGCATGATTTCAATAGGAATTCCTACCCTACTCTATTTTGTGTTAGAAAAAATGGAAGCTACAGAAGTAAATCTTATCTGGATTGTCACACTATTGGTAATGCTATTAGTGCTTGACATCGTGGTGTACCATGTGAACTATAGTATTCCACAGTATATATCCTTAGTAATAGCTGTAGTAGCCGTGTACTTTTTTATGAGTTTAGGGGACAAAAATGGCTGATAGTTATGAAACAGAGTATCAGGCGCAAGTTAGAGCCCGGGATGCAAAAAGAGATGAATCAGGCGGGAACGCTGAGACTAGGCGTAGCCGTCATAAACTAGTAGAAGGCACTAAGCAGCCTGCTGCTAAGCGTAGTTTTTCAGGTACAGTTCGAGGTGTATTTAAGAGTAAGGGGCGATAAGACAGTGACTAAAAAGAGAAAGCTAACTAAGCAGGAAAAGAAACTCGCTGCACGTAAAGCAGCAGTTCCCACTGTGACGGGTAAGAAAAATACTACTGGATTCAAGGTGCCGGGCAGTATGAACCCTAGGAAACGTTAGTGGGGCACTCATTAAGAC